GTCACCGAGCACATCACATACGGTGAACTTTGCAAGTACCAAGAGATCAGGCGGTTCACTCACCAGCATCAGTGCGAAACCGCTCTAAAGCTCTGCCAGTTCCTAGAGAAGGTGCGCAGCCATTTTGGCGGCAATCCCATCATCATCACAAGCGGCCACCGGCCAGAGCCATTGAATAGCCAGCTGGGCGGTGCCACAAACTCTGAGCACACCTATTCAGTGCCAGGCAAAGGCGCTGTTGATTTTCTGATTGATGGTGTCAGCATCCAAGCGGTGCAGGACTATTGCGATAGGCACTGGCCACACAGCGTTGGCTATGGCGCGCCTCGTGGGTTTTGCCACCTAGGGATTCGTCCTAATGGCGGCCGGATTCGCTGGAATTATTGAACGGCCCTGGATCGTTGCCAGTCCGCTGAACTGCACAGGCACGACGGTAGAAGTCGCAATCGGTCTTGCCTGCTGCCTCAAGTGCTGCCTTTACCTTGAGCCAATTCTCCCTAGTTTGCGCGTCCACTTTTCACCTCTTTGATTGAAGTCTATGAAGCGCGACCGTTTGAACCTTCACGGTGGCATGACCGTTGAAACCGGCAGAGATTGGGATGGCCGCTATTTCATCGCCTACCGCAAGGGTTGCAGCATGTACTTCCGAGAGCTGAAGCCACTGCGCAAGTTTCTGTCACTTCCGATCAAGACCGCCTCGCGTGATGCGCTTGATTCGTGGCTTGCTTCGCTAGATGCGATGGATGAAGAACGCAGAGCGCCCGAGCCGGTTGGTGATGCAAACGTGGATGGCTCTTTTGATCCTCTTGCGCATGAAGAGGATCCAGCGCTGTCCACGAAGATGGTGATCTAAAGGATTGCCCGGTGGCCAGCCTTCTCGGGGGTCTGGCCTCACCGCAGCCGGGCAGCTACGGACGCTTGCGATCTCTCGTAAAAGATTGCCCGTATATGGTAACGTGTCTGAGTAATTTACCGGAGACGGTAGGTTGCGTTACTTGATCGCTTCGCCAGCGATCACATCGAGTGCCCGAGAAGCCACTCGAACCACCGCTTTCACAAAGAGGAGCAGCCGCGAACTGCTCCTTTTTTATGCGGTGATTGTTTGAAGAGTTGCGTCAGGAAGGCGTTCTACTTTTCGACGATAAGCAGGGCTTCCTGCACGGCTTTGAATTGATGAGGCAACCCTTTATAGTTTTTAATTACGTCAAAAAGGTTGATACTCATGGTTGGTTACGGTGTTTGTGTCCATTCACCAGTGCCTGTTGAATAGGTCCAAGAGATTCCGGTATTAATATCTACAAATACCTGACCATCACTAGGGCTTTCAGGAAATGGTGGAATATATTGTGCTCGGCATTTCCAGGTCATGGGATAGCTGCTCCAAGGTCTGAGATAAGGGTAGATACGCGGGCGTCAAGTAGGGCAAGGTCAAGGGCTTCGCCGATAGAATAAAAGGCAATCCGACCATTTGATCTGTTAGTACCATCACTAAGACTAAAAAGAACAGTATCTGCATTTGGTGCAGCACTACTTCCTTGATTTATGTCTGCCGTCAAAGTACTGTTAACAAAAAAATCAAAAGTAGATGCGTTGTCCCTAGAATGTCCTGTAAATCCAGTTGGTGATCCACCGCCAGAGTCTGCTCCAATGCTTGTAGTGTTTGGAAAGACATATATACCTAAACCGATATTCCAAGCTATGTTTCTGAACCTAGAACCATCAGAAGAGCTGATATATTGAGGGTATCCACCACCAGTTGCAGAAGTAGATACATAAATTGACTGGTGTTGATTGTTTGTTGGATCGGCATCTCCTAGCCTATTTGCATTTAAATTCTTCGCACTATTATCACCTTTCAATCCAGTCTTTCGGTTGTAATCCGCCGCCACAAAGTTAAAGTTAGTAGGAGCCGTTCCAACAAGTGGAACCAAGGCTCCACTCAAAGTTCTAGCACCTGCAAGGATACAAGATGCTTTGATAGCGTTCCAGATACCGTCAGCTTTGCAACCAGTAATAAAATTTGAATAGGCAGCTTTCACTTCTTCTTCAAGCCCTTGACCATCTGCCGTTTCAACCGCAGCAATGTATGCAGCAACATCAGGGTCAGCAGGACCGTAAATGTAGTCCTTCGCCAGGATTAGTTTTCCAGCTGTTAGTGTCATGGGATAGCAGCTCCAATGGCGGTGATAAAGGCAGAAATACGGGTGTCGAGGAGTGCGAGGTCTAGGGATTCTCCGAGGGAGTAGAAGGGGATTCGGGCGTCTGTTGGATAACCGTTTCTAAAAGCAGGATCTCCAGCAAAAACACTTACGGGAGTTGTCAGGGGAGTTGTTGAATTATTCCCTGAACCAGTTGTGCCGTTCAAAGATCCAATTCGGTATGTATAAGATGCAGAAGAAGAGCGCTCTATACCTACAAAACCAACAGTTAGTTGTATCCCGGCAGAAACAACCTGAAAAGCTCCGGCTGTATTATTTGCTAGGACATAAACGTTAGTGTTTGGGTAAAATCCAAAACCGGCTCCATCTTTGTTGCCTAAAAGTATGTAACCTACGCTTGGCTGACTAGACAGCCATACTGCGCCGTGGTTATTGTTCTGTAAAGGAGTATAACTTGTAAGCAGTCTGCCATTTACAGGATTACCTGCAAGGCCTAATTTGCGGTCGTATCCACTCAAATTAAAGTTAGTTGGAGCAACACCTTTCAACGGAACCAACGCACCAGCAAGAGTACGTGCCCCAGCGAGGATGCAACTAGCTTTAATTGCATCCCAAATACCATCGCTTATACAGCCAAGGATAAACTCGGTGTATGCAGCTTTTACCTCTTCTTCTAGTCCTTGACCATCAGCAGCTTCTACCGCAGCAATGTATGTTGCGGGAGCGTCCTCGTAGTCGGGACTCCATACCATAGTCATCACACACCTCCAACGGTGGGACGCTCATAAGAAGTAATAGTGGCGGGACGATCAGAACCAAGGAGACCACGGCTAACCAGCAAGGAAAGACCGTCAGTCACACGTTGGTCATCAAGAGCAACACGTTCAGCGTTGGTCAGTTCAACAACAAGAGCTTGGACTTCATCAGCAGCATCGTTCTTAGCCTCGGCTGCGTCAATCTCAGCTTGGTTATCGGGAGTACATGCAGCTTGGTAGGAAGCAACCATGGCTTCATACAGGTCGGTTTGTTCCTGAGTAGGGTTCTCCAGGGCTGCATAAGCAGCTACTGCATCATCATACATCTTCTGTTCATCGGCGGTAGGAACACCACCAATTGGATCAGGTACTACAACACGGTCAGCTGCTGCAGTCAAAACATCATTATATTCAGTTGGAGTAAAGCGTGCAAAGAATGCAGCGCTGGTAATGACACCGTAGCTGTTGGCATCGGCGTAACGCTTACCGTCTTGAGTGAGGAGCCAGGTGGCGTAATCTTCGGGAGAAAGTTTGGCGCTATTGGCGGCAAAAATAAGGCCGTCAATGGTGCGGGTGTCGGTGATCGTAACGGTGAGGATGTCCATGGGATCAGAGAATCGAAGGGTGTGCAGAGGAAGTCATCAGCCGATCCTCCAGGCTCCACCGTCAGAATAAACCGGGACGGTGTTAGATCCAGTGCCAGCGACAATGCCGCCAAAGTTGCCAGCAGCCGCAACAGTGGAGTCAGAGACAAAGGCTCGGGCGCCTGCATTCCCGGCAGCTGCTGTAGGCAATGCGCCGACTGTGGTTACGGCTTGAATGGCATAACCTTCAAGAGTTACAGCAAACTTGCTAGTGGCATTGTCCTGAAGATCCAGCAGGTTGCCGCTGCCTAAAGCAGCGCCACTTGAACCGTCGTCAACGTTGACCTTGAGGCCGGTGTAAGTACCGCCGGCACTGGTCCATTCCAGCTCTACATTCAGATCTGCGGTGCCAGCCAGCTTGCCAGCATTGTTGTACTGGATGTTGCCGGTTGCTCCAGAGACAAGGCCGACGGTGCCGGTTTGGTCTGGGAAGCTGATCGTACGGTTGGCGGTTGGGGTGACCGATTGAATTGTGGTCGAGAAGCTGCCGCCGCTGTCAAGATTGAGATCACCCTTGACTGTTGCAGTGCCAGGGTCGGCATTGCTAACACCAACGGTGAGTTCGTTGGTGGTCTTGTTAAACGTCAGACCAGAATCAGCACCAAACCCGCCATCATCGTTGAATTGGATATGGCCGTTCGATCCAGCAACTGGGTCGATGCTGGTGCCGGTAAGGACCAGCGTGCCGGTGCTGGCCTGAATGCGGCCGACGTAGGCCACAATCTGGCGATAGCCGCTTGTTGGTTGGACGTTGGTTAGCCCGCCGCCATTGGCAACATAAAGCTCATCATTGGTGCTCCAGCCCGGAGTAGCCGTGTCGAAGTTGAAGATCTCGCCAATGATCGTGCCATTGCCTTCGCCATTGATTGCCAGCGTGGTTTCCAACAAGCCCACTGCCGGGCCTTTGGCGGGGTCGGAGCTGTCGGCGGCTTGAATCTCTACGCGATCACTAGCGCCAACCGTGCCGGTGATATAAAACGGCGTGCCTGCATCAAGCTGCACCGTATCGGTGTTCTTAACGTGGATGTAGACGCTGCCGGCCAGATTGCCGTGAATGTGCTCGGCAGTAAGCAGCGTGTTGACGGTG